TCGTCACTGTTATCTATACCAGTAATTGTATGGCCTGTCCAAAATGTTCCGTCTGTACTACCTGGATTTAATATAAACTCGGTTACTTGTTCTCCACCAAAAGAATATTGAAAAACACCATCAATAACAGCAGTTGCTTTATTAATGACAGAATATCCTGAGGTGTAATATGCACCACCAGAAAGAATACTTAAATCGGTAACAGCTCTTTGAGTGATAGTTTGACCTACAAGTTTTGTTAGATCATCTGTACCTCTTACACTATCCTCGGTAGTAATTTGACCACCATCTTCTAATAATAAGAATATATCTCCTGCCGATGCGGAAGAATCTTCCATCACTATAGAAAAATCTGATGCGACAACTCTTAATATAGAATCATCAGACCAATTACCATCTGATACTCTGAGCATATCTTTAGTTGGGTAGTAAAGATCGGCCTCTTCTCCAAGAAGAATTCTAAAAAATAATTGATGACCTTTCTTTGTACCCTTTGCACGATAAAGGTCTTTAACATTTTTTAGAAGTTTTCTTTTATCTACTCCTGTTGTGAGATTATCTGGTATTGATCTCATAAACGCTTCTTTAAACTGTGTAAAGAAAGCATCAATAGTATCATCTGAGTCCATATATTCCAGAAGTTGCATAACATTCTGAACTGGGTTTGCAGTATAACTATCAATATATCCAGATGCATTGGAAGTATTACCTACAACTTGTTCTCCCATAATAAAATTGTTCTGTGAAGATATGAATAATCGTGAACCTGCACTAATATCTTCTGCACGAATTACAGCAGTTGCTTTAGATGTTTGACCTGTAATAGTTTCATTGTTTACAAAAGCACCATTACTGGTATCTTCTTGTAAAATTTTATCTGATGTAGTTCTATATCTATTAGTATCTTCTAATGTAATATATGTTGTTGAACCTTCTTCGTATAAAATAGAATCGACAGAACCTAAAGTTTTTAGTTTTAATTCAGCAGATTCCAAAAACTCATAATAAGCTTTTAGAAATTCTAAAAATCCCGGATGATCTGCTCTAACAAAATCAGGTTGTTGACCAGCGACCTGAATAGAAACTTTACTGGTGATTGTTGTCATTTTTAATTATAAGAACTACTTGTACTATATTGTGTACCACCATCAGATGAACCTGCAGCTATTGTATCTGCTGTTCCAGTAATACTCATATTATAAGTATCAATTTCTAATACTTGATTTCTTACAGGCACAATATCATTAGAAGATGGTTGTACTGTGATACGAATTTGTGTCTGTGTTGCACCATCATAATTTTCTACTGATGCAATATCTTCTTTTGTTAAGACTACAGTTCCTGCTGAGACAGTTCCAGTAGCCTTATAAGTTATAGTTCCAACTGAAGCACTCTTATAAACTTTAGTTGTCCCAGAAATATAGTAAGCATTTATATTACCAGCACCATCATCTTCATAATAATAAACATTAGTATCACCAGTATACTTAAATCCGGAAGATGAAACTACACCACCAGCTGTTGTTCCTGTTGTGTCTGCCGCATGACCACTATGTGGGTTGTAAATAGCATTCTCAAAATTAACTGTATATTTTGTAGCTGTATCTAATGTTGGTAAAAATGTTTTACTCATCTTCATTGTAGTAATGTTAGACAATATAGAAGGATCAACTTGGTCGATCATAGTAGTGAATGGTGAATATCTAAAGATAGCTTCATGTTTCTCTAGATTATCATCAGACCATGCCGTGACAGCGGTTGTAATCAACGCTGCGAGGTCTTCCTTCGATTTGCTTGTCAGTGTATTGTTATACTTGAAATTGATCGTAGGAACGAGCTTAGTAGTCTCTGGGTCAAGTATAACTGGTGTGACAGATGCAACATTATAATTTTCTAATTGTGTTACAATAGAAGTCTTTGTGGATTCTGTTAGTGTATTACCAGCCTTTGGTCGAATACTAATATAGACTTTACCATATACTGCCGGATTTGCATATTCCCCACCCCATACAGAAATAGATTCTACATTAGGATAAATGGTAGGAATAATTGCTGCATAATCTTTTGCCGTAACTGTTCTATTCTGTGCTGCATAACTGAATGGTGCATTATACTTAATAGAATCTAAAGTTTCTGCATCAGCACCACCGGCAGCTGCAGTCATTGTTGTTACACTAAGATTACCAAATCCAGAAATACCAGAATCGCCTGTAAATGTAATTGCACCATTTGCATCTTGACCATTAGTAATAATATACTTGAGTATAACTATATTACCATCAATTACATTATTACCTACAATACCATCACCAAAGTAAATCTCCCATTCACCATCCACAGTTTCTTGAACAAAATATGCATTGGTGGTACTTGTAATATCTACAAGCGAACTAGCAGCAGTATATGTTGTTGTAGTAGTATCACTAGAACTAGTCTGAACTTGAACCTTTACTGTGGATATATCAACACCCGCATTAGGAATAACAAACTTCTGGTCAGCATCAGCTGAGTTTACAGTGAATCTTGTTGTAGTCCAAGTTCCTTCATAAACTGGAATTCCTGATGTAGGACCAAACACATAGATACCAGATGCCGGTTGTACAATACGATCTGTAATATTAACAAACTGATAAGTCACACCTTGTATTGAAGTACTAAAAGTATAACCTTCCGGCATTGTTACGTTTGCTGTTGTTGCATCATTTACTTGTACTTTTAAATATGCAATAGGTGCCTTTATTGATGTGGGTGTATAACCTAAAGCTTTTGCATGAGAAGCAACCGAGTTTCTTTTCTGTGCCGTATCTAGGAACATTTCATTTGCCATCATGTTAGCAAGAAATGCGTTATAGTGGGTGTTATAGGCTAGAGTATCTAACAAAATATTCAAACCCGAACCTTCAAAGTCATAATCTGTAAATTGTGACTGACCTTTTAGATATGTTTTTAAATTAGCTTTAATCGTATCAAAGTCTAATTCGGTAATACTCATTTTACCTTGTGTGTTTATTCCTGCTGCCATTATCGTATTCTCTCTAGCATAACTTCTATTGTGTGTAATTGATCTGGTACATTATTAATGATAAAAGAAATTTCACATCTCAATTCGTTATTATTTAAATGATGATCTTCCAAACCAAAATTAACCTTTTGCAAACTAACTCTAGGTTCCCACCTGTTAATTGAATTTGTTATTTTTGATCTCAAGTCGGCCAAGATTGGAGGACTAAAATTCTCAAATAAAGCGCCTCTAACTCCTGTTCCTATTTCTGGATGAAATGGTTTTTCTCCAGGATTTAACAACACCAGATTTCTTACTGCTCGTTTAATATCTTGAATATCTGTAACAATAGATACATCACTCGTAACTGGATTGCGAGTAAAGTATAAATTTAAGTCCTTATAAATGAATGTACTTCTAGGACTATTATTTACTGATTCATCGTCAGTGAATGCTTCGTTATATTGTGTTGCAGGCATATCTAATATTTATCTACTTTCCCTGTCCTCTGTACTTTTTCCAAGTTCTCTTTTTGTGTTTATTCTTTGGCCTAGAACGCACAGAATTTCCAATAGATGTTCTTTTCTTTACTGATTCTCTTTTAACACTTAATATCTGTTTTGCTTTCTTAACCATTTTTCTTTCTCGGAGCTTTCTTTCTTGGACGATTATTATTGTGATGATGGTGATGATGCTCCTCTATCACCTTATCTTCCTTCTTCCAAAAGATTTGTACTAAACCATAAATTCCTAAAATTGTTAATACCAACTTAACTGGTAATATCCAAACTAAAATGGCAACAATAACTAATATTGCACCTAAACTCAAATCTCTATCTTTCAAATCTAACATCTTTTTCTCCTATTATAATTTAATGTATATCCTTAACATGGTGGTGCTACTGGATCGTATCGAACATTTCTTTCAATTCCAAGTGGCTTAACAACAAACGGTTCTCCCGTTACACCATTCCAAGGTTTTTGCACATCTACTTGTGTTGCAGTTCTTGTATCAATCCACTCTACCTGATCCATCTCGTATGTTTTCATTTCTGCCGTATGTGGATATGTTTTAGTTACATAACAACTTAAACCTTTTTCCATATTTGCAATATCATCATGCAAACAACGAATATTCTCTCCACCAGTTCCCACCCCAGTATCATTCTTATTAAGTGCTAACGAATTAACACTCCAACCACCAGCAGGTCTTGGATTTGGAATATCAATAGACAACAATTCCATAGTATCTGGAATCCATGCCTTCAGACTTTCTATTGATGAAATTGCATCATCTGGTAATGTTGGTGTCTGTACAGCAGGACCAAATGCAGAGTTTGCTGCATTTGCTGATGTTGGTTGCATACTGGCTGGGCCTACCAAAATAGCAAAGGTTGTATTACTAATATGTACTGTCGAACCACCAAGAACAGCAAGTGGTGCTTTGAGATCATATGCCGTTGCAGATTCGACCGCCATGGCCGAACCGGAATGTATGTCCATATTTGCAATAGAACCAATCCTCATATTCGTGCCTGCCTTGAGGTCGAGCTCTTCTGCGGCATGAATTCTAATATCTTCCATTGCTGAGATTTGCATACGACCGCTAGACCTTGCTCTAATCTCATCGCCTGCATAAACCATAAGATCATCAGCTGCATCCCAAGTAATATCCACACCAGCTTTTCCATTTATATTCAGAGCAGCAGTCATATCAATATCCTCATCTTCTGCCTGAACCAAAACATTAAGCTTAGCCTTTAAGTTAATATCTTTGGCAAGCGCTTGCAATCTAATATCTTCTGTACAACTCTTTAGGTCTATTTCTTTTTGTACTGTTGCGTGGAGATAACCAGCCGGAACTGTAATCTCAATATTAGCACCTTCTGCCTCTATGAAAATATTATCAATAGCGTAATCATAGATATTCGATGGATTAGATAATTTCCCGGCCGTTCGGTATTGGTGTCTCCATGAAAAGAGTTCCAAATCCCAACCAGAGGCAATATGAATATTTCCCCAATCTCCATCATGCAGAGTTTTGATTCCAATAGGTGCTTGGTTGGATTGCAATCTGATACCTTCCTTCTTGGGAAATTCCTCATCACCGATTGCCTCTACATATAAATGTCCTGTCTTAATCTTGACAGCAGAAAATTCGCCCATATTTCTGGAACCCGAGCGATAAACGTCTGCAACTTCGTGTGTTAAAGTTGTTCCACCCAAATTGATGTGGCCATCTGCTTCTAAATTAATATCACCATCAGCTTTCATGTTGATGTTGCGTTTTGAGTGGATATCTAAATCACCACCCGACCAAATCTGTAATGCCCATGCGGCAGAAATGTCTGCACGATCATTATACCGAATCATTACCTCATCATCAAATGTATGAACGACCTTACCCTTAACATACATATAATCATCATGTAATCGTATATCGTAGTTATCACCTTTAACGTATGTCTGTTTATTACCACTATGGTCAATCTCGTAATGAGTTCCTGATCTATGCCATTCATGGATACGTTCTGCACCCGGAGTATCATCATACTCTTTAATATGTCCCGATTCAGATTCATATACATGGTTAAATGGATACTGTGCATTGTAATCACCTGTGGGTTGATTCCAATGTTTTTCATTAACCCCTGTTTCGGCATCTGGAGAACCAATGTTAATCTGACGTTCTCGCATATCAGCTTTCCAACATAACATCCAATGTGGATTATGTGGAATGACTACACCACCTCCAAGATATTCGGAGAATGGTGGATCAGGAATAACGTCTGCACCTTCTGGTTCTGGTATACCTAAACCATTACCTTGCGATCCCCATCCCATCAAACCTGGGCCTGACCAAACTTTACCATCCATTGTTCCAAGTGTCATGGTAAAACTTGTACCGTTATCAGAGCAACTGGTCAATCGGAAAATACGACCATTGATTTCTTGCATACCCCGAACACCAGCGATCTGCACAATATCACCAGTTTGTAATAATGGTTTTGCAGGTGCGCCTTTACTTAATCCAGGATCAGAAAAATAATAATTTCTATCTGCAAATAAACTCGATTTGGTAGTAACACTAGTTCCATCTGTAGTTTCGATTGGAATACCACCCATAGCTAATGTATTAGTATCTGGTGTGGGCACAACAACCAAATCACTTTCTTTTACATCTTTCCATTCTAAATCCTGACGACCTTTATCAGGTTCACTAATATTATAATTACCAGAACCGTAATGACCTTCTTTGAAAAGAGTCCATACTGTTTCTCGTTCTGTAGGACTCAAATGTTGTTTACGAACCCATCTAACTCTTGGATGTGGTACTCTATAATCTTCTCCTTCTATTGCCCAGTAACCAGTTTCGGTTCCTGATGCTTGACCCCACCCAGGTCGTGTATCTGTTTCTCCGATGCCTGTCAGGTCAGCTGGATCCCAAGATACTGCGGGCATATCTCTTGTTATTGGAAATGCAGGTCCCCAGGTACCACCTTTAGAAGCATACTCTCTATCTTCTGACCAATATTTTGGTTCTAAATAACCTGTCGAGAATATAACATTTTCTCTTCCCTGTTCTCTATTACCAAACGATCCTGTATAGACTCTGAGTTCTTCTTTTTCGGCTGGAAAATAATCTTTGTCGTCGACCCCATAAGTGTTATGATCTGGCCAACGAGCTGTCCCAAAATCAATCCAACCAGAAAGAAATCGTCTATCTGCTTTTATTCTGCGAGTAGTATTATAAAGATAATGCAATACATCAGAATGTGTTGCTCTAACAAACGGGATAGGTGTTCTATAAGAATATTCCCACAACTTCTCATCAAAAGGATCAAGATCAACTAAATTCGGATGATCTGCATGACCTTTATCTGCCCAGTTTGGTACTCTATTAATTTTCTTATCAGTATCGTTTAGTGTTATCTCGCCTGGGGCATCAACCGGCGGAGTATAAACGTGCCCTGCTACTGGATTACCATAGGATGCAGTACTTGGTGGATGTGGGATCCTTCTTTGATCCATAGTTGGATCATAAAACCCCTTTTCGTAATCTATGTATTTTTTAGAGGAACCAGGAATATCTGTAGAGACACTTTCTGTCCATTCTTTTAATTCGCCCCTAGATTGCCCCCAAGCATTACCTCGGGAAGCTTCCGCACCAAATGAAGAATTGGCAACAGTATCACCAACCCAACCACCCCTTTCAGCAGTGGTGGTATTCCATCCAGGCAATGTGCCCATAACAATCCAATCTTGAAGGTTTAGTGTATCTTTGGTAAACCCTACAACCCACGTTCCTTCAACGACTGCCGACTGTTGACCAACTCCTGCCATAGATGTAGCAGTAGCCGGTTGCATAACATTAGACCAAGGTAAGTCTTTAGTTAAAATTTTCTGTTTATCGTCATCGTGTATACCTAACCATCTAACCCTTACACGATTTAACTTTTCGGGATCAAATCGGTCCTCAACAACACCCAATCCCCAATAAAAACCATCTTGTCCTAAAAATGCCATAAAATATTTGTCCTCGTTCTGTAATATTTATATAAGAACGAGAAGCAAATAAATATATGCCCAGGGAACCGGGCAGACGCCCTATAAGTTGTTGAAAGGCCAAAGAAAACCCCCGCCGAAGCAGGGGTTCTCTAAAACAGCTTTACGGGCTGTTGCCTTAGTTAGTATCGGCAGAGCAGTGTTATCAAGATCACTTTTGATGCC